TAAAGGACGAGCAATCATTTCTCCTTCTATCTTCTTTTGAAACTCATCTCTTTTTTCTGCTGACATTGCATCTTCTGCAAAAGCATTTACTTTAAACAATCTATCATTTAAACCATTTACTACAATATCTACAAACTTTGGAATTATTGGAACTGGTGTCCAATCTAAATTAAGGTAGGATAAATCGCCATCAATAGCAATTTCGTTTTTATACTTTTGTACAGACTGTTCACCACGTGCGTACAGACGCAACCTGTTGAACTCAGCATACTGATTAAAATATCTACATGACCCATTATCTTTTCTAAACCATTCATATTGAATAGCCTGTCCAACTTGCAGGCCGTACTCCGCTGTATCTTTTTGTGCATCGGAGGCAAATTCATCTGGAAATGCAGCTGCTTTTAAGTTAATTTCTACTTGTTTCATTTATTAATAATTCGACTAACTTTTTCGCTGTTATTATATCTTGCAAAGTTAATGCTAATTTTTGTCTTTTCTTTAGTCGGTGTATATAAGTGTTTTTGGTTTGCCATAACTGCTAATCCTGAGCTTATGGAAGCATCAAACTTAGTTCTATTATTTATATCAAACTTGGCCCAATCTTCAAGTGTTCTTTGAAAATACATATCACCCATATCACCTTGTACTCTATGCACTCCATCCGTATCAATACCTATATATTTTTCAATATATGATTCGATGGCAGACGCGTGTGATTGTTTAACATCTTCTGACGTGTTTGGTATACCACCTAATTCTCTTTCACTTTTAGAAAGTTTATTAAATGTTTTGTCAGGTCTGTTTAAACAAAACCCTCGATATCCTCTATTTTTAAAATGATATAACAAACGAGGTTTATTATTTTCACATAATATTGGCATGCCGTAAAATACACATGCCATTAATACTTCCTCAAAAAATATTTCAGCTGTTTGTGGCCTGGCAATATATTCTAAAAAAAAATGATTACTTGGAATTTCTTCCATACTAAACTTGGTTAAACCATGTAAAGAACCATTAGAACCTTTACCAACTACAACACCTGATATATCATAAGAGTCACAGCCAAATGTGCCCAAATGTTCATTACCTGGAAAGAATCTATTATTCTTTCTTATAACATTGTTTTGAAGAGAGCGTTTAGGAATGTAAGTTACAAAAAATCTTCCTCTTTTATTTGGAGTCCAAACAACCTTAGTGTCTTTAATTCCATTTTCCCAACTGAAAGAACCTTGAGTTATAAAATGTTCTTTAATTATACTGTCATTATAATCTATCTGTTGATATATTTTAGTTAAATTAAATATAGATTGTTTACTTTCATCTCTAAAAGCATGTGACTCTGAGCGAGGAAATTGTCGGTAATATTCATTTAAAGCATCAGGGTCATTTTTTAAAGAAACAACTTCATTCTCCCAATAATTTACAGCACCTTGATATATGTATTCATCATCAATTCCTACCACCTCTTGTTTTGGATTGTCTAACACAGGCATACCATACCTGTCTATAAAGCCTTCCATGTTCCATTCCATAGGAACAAACAAAGAATATAACCCGCTTTTTGTTTGTCCATTTGCATTTCTTTTGGTGCAATCAGAATCATTGTATAAACTTTTAAAGTTTCTACCCCCTTTATCAAGGGCGTTTGAAGTAGAACCCATCATACATTTGCCAATTATTTTACTACCTAATCTTAAACAAGTCTTTGTAACTCTCCAATTATTTAAAATGTTTTCAGGTTTTTCCCACTTACCACTTTCATCATGTATTAATAGCTGTAATTTTTCTCCATCATAACTATTGTCAGATGTATTCTTCCAATCTATAGTTGTATCCAAACCCTCTAACACTTCTTCTTCAACATTAAACATATTTTTTTTTGTAATCTTTGAAGCTGGCACTCTATATGCTAATTCTGTTTTTGGTTTATCCATACCATCTTGTATGGGTTTAAAAAAGAAAGGATAGTTGTTAGATATTGGAACTATTTTGTCTGTAAACATTTTTTTTGCATCTGCTCCTGTTTTAGACAATATTCCTATACGTGCATTTTTTGTTATTGTACCTGTATTTACACCTTCGCATGAACTCATAAATGAAAAACCAGAACGTCTTATTTTTAAATAACACATTCCAAAACTTCTTTTATCAGCTTTACACGCTTCCCAAAATAAATAAAATATCCTATTAGCTTCTCTATAATCTGGATGACCAACATCTATTTTAGTCCACTGTAAATACATATAATGTGTACCAGTGATGTATGTAGGTTCACCATTATTCATAAACCAAAAACCTTCTTCTCTTCTATTAAACTCTTCTTCTATGTAATCAACCCATTGGTTTTTAAATGCAGAAGGAGCTTCATGCCACTGAAATATAGATGATATTCTTTTTAAAACAGGTGGTATTTCTGTTACTTCCCAGTATTGTTCAGTTTTTTTATCAGACCGTTTAAACACTTTCTTAGGAACAGATGGTAATGCAATACGCAATCCTGATATATGTAAGATATCCCCAATAGTTCCGTCTTTTGAAATAATAACTATGTCATATTTTTCATCATATCCATATCGCCAAGTTCTCGCTTTATTTTTCCGAGATAATATGTTTGAAGGAATTAATCCTTTACATAAATTAGAAATATTATTTTGAATTACGTTCTGCAAAGCCTTTTGGTAAATTATTAGTTTTAATTTCTTTTCCCTCCAGTTTATCTCTCTCTTCGTCTATTCTTTTAAGTATTTCAAAAGCATCAAATATAGCGAGCTTTTTGGTAGCTGCTGCATTTTTTAGTCTATCAGCAGCAAGCTCATCATCTATATCTGGTTTTATAATTTTTTCTTTAGCTACGTCAATTAACTCTTTAACGGCTTTTTCACCAGCTTGTATGATTTGTAGTTTTATTGCTTTTGTGTCCATCTTTCAATGTTATATTATTAGTATACATACGATATAATTTTTCATCGTCTATTTTAAATTCATACTCACTGTTCGGTTGAAACGAAACTTTATCACCAGGCAAAATGTTTAAACGCTCTAACTGTTTATTGCCGTATTTTACTATACCCCAAAGAGGTTCTTCACTTTCGGCAACATCTATGTATTTTTTTTCTATCGGTATAGGTTTTATAAAACAATACTTATCATGGCTATACCAATTATCATTTTGCTTATACATATAAAATTGATAATCATCTACTAAAAATAAATCATCAATAATCCAGCTTCTTCCGCTTTTTTGTCTTCCATAAATATCGTTATAATATTTGAAAACATTATGATGAACGACAAGCGTATCTCCTTTTTGAATTTTTCCTTTATAATTTATAGGGGTATTTACTACAGTAGCAAATCTCGTAGATACTGTATGGTCTTCTTCAGATGTGCTAATAAAAAACTTTTTATCACCATAATATTTTATATTATCATAACGCCTATCATTGTAGGGTTTTACAATAAAACAAAAAGGTGATTGCATTAAAAATTAATATTATATTCTAAAGAAATAGGTAGTGTATTTTTAAACTCTTTCCAAAGTAGGATTTCTTCATTTTTAATAATCCAAATTTTATAAGAATCTTTTTCATGGTCATGCTGAATCAAATGTATCTGATAATTACTACCTAATACATCTTGTCCTACTATGTAGTGCATTGCTCCAGACTTATAGTCTGCACCTATTGAAATTTTTCTTATGTCCATTTAATTAGAATGATGAACCTACCTCAAGAACTCTATAAAATACATTCGCATATAACGTCCCAGAACCTTGTGAAGGGTTTGATTGAGCTTCTATAGTAACCGCAGTATTTTGAGCTATTATCTCATTAGAGTTTGGAACCTCTGGCTTAAACACCGCGTCTGTAGCTGAATTAACTGTAGTACTACTATTTGGAACAGACGCTATTTCTTGAGCTCCCATTTTAATAGGTAAAGAACCTGTACCAAAATCAAATGCCGTTGAACCTGCATCTAAAAAGAACATTATACTTATAACGTCAATAACTTTACCTGCTCCAGGAGCAGGAACTATAGCGATAGCTGTATCTGCTAATGTTAGCAAAGAGCCTGTGTTAATAGTCGTTTTAGCAACATTAGTGTCTACCCCAAACAAAGCTTGTATTTGAGAGATAGTTGCAGTTTTTGTTTTTAATTCATTTTCTGCATCTGTCAATACTAAATAATCCGCCGCATCTAAATTAGATATTGAGGGGTATGCTACTGTGTTACTTATTTTCGCCATCTGATTCTTCTTTTTCTTTTTCTTTTTCTGGTTCTTTTACTTCTCCAGTTCTTAAATCAATCACTGCGTTTTCTCCATAAGATGCAATAAGCTCTTTTTCTAATTCGCCAAATTGACCTTGAATCGCATCTAAATTTGGAACCTTTTTAACTAATGCCACAAAAGCATCTGCTATTTCAATCTTAGTTTGTAAAAACTGCTGATTTAACTCTTGAACTTTTTTTAATTCTTCGTCTTTTAATTTTGCCATTTTATTTAATTTAAATTGTTATACATATTACAAATATAGTGAATTAAAACTATTGTTAGTTTGAAAAAAACAACTCTTCTTTGTTGTCTGCTTTTAATTCAGAGACATGAAGCTCACAAATAGAAATAATCTTATCTGTGTCATCTTTAATCCAACCTAATACTATGTCTTCAAATTCATCTGAATCCTCCCATTCAACAAAATTATCTTTATCAAAACTTAAATGTTTTACACCACCCATAGAGTGTGCAAATTCTCCATCTTTTGATTCAACAAGATAGTGCACTTCTTCAATCACATGATTTTTTTCTTCAAAAGATTTTAAAGCTTTTAAAGATATTATTTTTACATTACTTTCTATTGCCATAATTTTAAATTTATTAAGTTACAGTAGTGTCTACATTATTTACAAATCCTGCAGTTACATTTATTTTTAAATATTCTATTCTTACATACCAATTCATAGTAGCACTACTAACAGTAGTAGTTGTTCTAAATCTTAAGGCTTGATTTTTTAATCCATCCCAAGCTACATTAGGATTCTCATTGATAGAGGGCAATGGAACTGGTCTGCCCCAATACCACTCACTTGCTTTACTACAAACTCCTCCAGCCATTTGAGCTATAATTCTTCTTGCAGTCAAACCACAGTTACCACCTGCGCAGAAATAAAAAGTAGCACCTGCCGTAGTTCCAGTTGCCCATCCTGAGCCAGCAGACCCTGAGCCCCTATAAATAAATATATTTGTTGGCCAAAGAACACTATTAGTCCCTGGGTTTGAAATTAATATTTTTCCATTATCACTTGTTGCGCTATTTAAAGCGGATGCTGCGATTTTTACTGTTACTATTCTTTTGTCTTGTACTATTTTACCACCATTACCAAACGCAGCACTATATTTTGGTTGATTTTCTGATGAAGTTATTCCAAAGTAATTACCTGTAGCTCCACCATAATTACCCATCTTAACATACTTACCACCTGGATTTGCATTGCCATCTACATATAAATTTTGTTCTGTAGTATCTCCAACATTTAATTGGTTTCTAACTCTCATTGTGCCATTAACATCGAATGCAGCTCCTGGGCTCGTTGTTCTAAATCCAACCTTTCTATTAACTGTATCTAAATATAATGTTGAATTATTTGAAGCATCAAGTCCTAATTGTATTACACTACCAGTGTCTGAGATTTCCGAATTTGTTAATGAAGAACCACCGCTCCATTTTGAAATAAAATTAGCTGTTCCTGAGCCAGTTACTCCACCACTACTTCCGTTCGCTGCGGCGGTTACTCTACCTTTAGCATCTACTGTTATATTTGCATTTGTATATGAGCCAGCAGTTACTCCCGAATTGCCTAAATTTAGAACTACTGATGTGTTTAACGCTCCAGTACCCGTAACATCTCCACCGCCAGCTGAAAATATCGTTGAACCTGTTATATATCCTGCAGTATTAGAAAGCTGACTGTTATTTATAAGACCATTATTTATAGTCACTGTGTTTCCAGAACGAGCTGTGGTTATGTTTGTTCCCCCTGCAATGTCTACTGTCTCAGCATTATCAATAGTTGCGGTCCCACCACTATCAGCAGTAAGTTTCCAGTTTGACATTGTTCCCCCACTACTTGGAGAAGAGTTTGTTATTGTAAAGTTTGGATAAGTACCCGAAACCGATATACCAGTTCCCGCTGTTAAGGCCACAGTTTGGTCGGGAGCTGAATTAGTTACTGTTATCGTACCTGTAGATGTTATAGGTGAACCCGATATAGATATTCCTGTACCACCAGAAACAGCTACACTTGTTACCCCTGATACTGTTCCTGAAGGTGCAAATGGTAAGTCTATTAAAGCAAATGACCTTGTCTCTCCACTACTTGAAGAATCTAAACCGATTAATACTAAGTCATCTTGGTCTGGACTACCACTACCTCCAGGTGCGTCATTTACCAAACCTGAAGTCCCATAATCTACACTTACAGTTCCACTACCAGTTATGGTACCACCAGTTAATCCTGAGCCTGTTGCAACCGAGGTTACGCCAGAACTTGTAACATACCCTGCATTATTATTAAATGTAGATATATTAATATTACCAGCTGCAATTTTATATTGACTACCCGAACTATTTATAACTGCAAATAAATCAGCATTACCTGCGCTTGTCGTGGTTGACAGTCCATTTAAATTTAATGATAGTGTGCCTGAACTTGTTATTGTGCCACCCGTAAGACCTGTTCCAGTAGCCACACTTGTTACAGTTCCACTATTAGTTGTAAAGCCAGCATCATTATTAAATATACTTAATCCAATGGAACTCGCAGTCATTCTTCTCTCAAGACCTCCATCTAATATTATAAACTGGTCTGAGCCAACCATAGCGGTTCCT